GGGGAATTAATTTATTTTATTTTGTGAAGGGAAAAAGGGGGAAGAAAAGAGGCTACTTCTTGAGGTATTCTCTTATCTCAGCACACCCTGACGATTGAGGACGCACGATGACATAACCGCGGCCTGCGGTGTCAAAATGGACGTCCTTGTCCACCGGGATTGATGGTCGTGGGGTGTCAACGCGCGGATGGGCCGTCTTGCGCTCTCGAAGCCCCTGGATCCGTTTCCGGTACAGTGCATCATGACGGGCGCGATAATGCTCCAAGGTCTCAAGCTGCTTGTGTTCGGCACGAGCAGAGGCGACAAGGGCGGGGGAGAGAGCCGCCAACCAGTTGATGGCAAGGGACGCTCCTTTCCCGAGAAGCGCCTTTCCGATAACTCCACGGTATTCATTGTAGAAACCAATGACGTTACCAGCAAGCAGGTTGACGACCCAGTTACCGTTGTTCTCAGTCCAGTTCTCGTTCATCTGCAAGCCGGGATTGGTGCCTGGCAAAGCAGTCGAGTTGGTGACAGTATCGAACAACGCCCCAGTGGAAGAGGAGGGGTTGGTGTCCTCTCGGAACGTGAGGATGGAGTTCACCTGCAACTCAGAAGGGTTGAGGGGGTTCTCAGCATCGTCCTCAGTACCGACGTCCATGGCGACCTTCAGGGCGTACACGCCATCGCGAAGGATCTTGACTCCTTCGAGTAGGGTGTTCCACTTTCCTAACCCAAGGGTGTCGATAACGGGGTCGGCGTCCGCTGGGTTAGAAGAGACGAAGGGATCGTCAGAGACCTGGCCGTCAGTGTTGCCATCGACAAGCTCAGTCCGTTGCTTGGTTTGGAACTGAGTCATAGCGACTTCACCAGCACCAGCCCCTGGTCCAGGGCGGGTGGTGTTTGGGACCATAAACTTGAAACGGTAGTGAACCCAGAGTTCACCAACGGTGAGTCCATCAGGCGCACCCGGGAGAGTTGGGTTCATCAGTGTATGGATGGTACCGGCGTCGTACAAGGTGATGTCACCACTGGGAACGGTCTCATCAGTACGAATGAAGAGGCGTTGGCCAGGGGCGCGCCGCATGACGGCAGCGGGGACGCTCATGCGACACTGTCGATCCCACAAAATGGTGCTTTGGACACCACTCTGGTTACTGAAATCAGCAACGTCCTCGGCTGGCGCGTCCTTGGCGTCAGAATCGAAGTACATGTAGAACTTTCCGGACATCGAAGTTGAGACACTAGTCTCGAACTCGAATACCATGCTCTCAATCGAGTAGAACTCATAGTTGGAAGCATTCTTGGAGATCCACTTGAAAGCACTCAATCCAGGGTTGATAGGAGTGCTGAACTTCAAAGTTGGGGACTTAGAATCAAGTTGGTAAGTGTGCAGAAGCACCTTGTGGGAAATCGCGATGTCACCATTCTTGAGTGGGGTGAAACGTGGTCCGGTGTTGATCATACGGCGACCCATGGCAGTTGGGGCCGTAAGCGCTCGTCCAGGACGGGCAGAGGCGGCGCGCCTCGGTGCAGTTTTCTTGGGTTTGCGTTTAGTCGTGCGGGACTTCCGGGTCTTGGTTTTTGATTGTTTAGAAGCAGCTCAAAATGGTCGAATGCGGCAGATGGGCAACTCTGTCGCATACCTTGCTAAAGGCGCCAGCATAGTTGAAAACTAGGGGTCTGACTTGTGGTCTCAAAGGGGATTTAACTGGAGCAACGAAAAACCGTGTCAGCATAACACAGCAACGCTAAACTCCGAATAGTAGCACCCTTCCCACCTCACCCGCCCCCTCCAAAGGGCAGGTGGACTTCGAGTTCATGTCCTTCCAAAGGTCACCACTCGATCAGGAGGTTTGGCACGACAATCGCGCCCAGGGTTCCTGCTACTCACATCGCG